GCAACACGCACAACGACAAAAATCTTAAGATTATCGGTGACCTGAAAGTCGCTGAAACATCGTACAAAGGACCCGCAATGCTTGAACTCGGCTACGGTAAAGCCGCGCAGGATTCAGGCATCCGCGCATTACGCCTTACTGATGGCGCTAATATCGCATCGCTTGTGATTGCAAATATGGGTTCGCTCGACCGTTTCGGCGGCAAGGCTATCGCATCGCTTCCATACTTCAACACTCCGCTTGCATATATGCCGCTTGTAGAAGCTGGTGACGGATTCAGTGAAGATGAGATTGAGGACCTCGTAACCGCTGGTATCTCTGTATGGGGTAACAACCTGAACAACACCGACGCTTTGATGGGCGAACAGGTCACTACTTACAAAACAGATGCCGCCGCTAACCCAGACAACACATTCAAGTATGAGGAATACGACGACACGGGGCGCGAGTGCAGAGAGTTTTATTTCAACAACTATCGCGCCCGCTTCAATCAACATCGCCTGACACAAGGCGCTGTTATACCTGGTCGGGCAATGGCTAACGAAGCTAGCATTCGCCGGTTCAGCAAGAAGCTTTACAAAGAGCTTGCAGATGATGCGCTGGTAGTTACTGGCGCGCTGTCTACAGGCCAAGACGCTCTTGAGTATTACGACGAGAACCTTGTCATCACGCTTACCAGTGACACGACTGTAACTATCACTATGGTGCTGCCAATCGTTACCCAATTACGAAACATCCTGTACACGATTGAGCTGTCAATCGCAACGTTTTAATAATCTCAGAGGCAATCATGGCTGAACAATACGAACAAATTAGCGACCCCTCGGTAGTTGTTAATGACATCACGGTTAACGTCGTGCCCAACTCTGTATCGTACAAGTCTGGCAAGGGTGAACAGTCTGTGAAGGTTCAGAGCGCAGGAAACGGCCTTGTATCAGTGGTTACGTCTACAAACGTAGAAACCAAAAAAGGCATGATTAAGTTCTCCGTCTACTCTACAGAGCAGGCAATTGCGCTTAAAGAATTGTGGCAGTCAAACGGCGGCGGCAACGTCATCGAATTGGGATCTGTAAACCTCACAATGTCTCAGGGCACCATGGTCAATGATCCTGAAATCACGCTGTCAGATGACGGCAAAGTGGAGCTTGAATTCCAAGGCGCTCCACTCGTTTAATAATAACGGAGCATACACAGCATGAAAAAAACAGAGATAGAGTACTGTCTTGAGTCGCCTATTAAGTACACGCCTGACGGTTCTGGAACACAGGCTGATGGATTTAAGTTAATCCTCAAGGCACCATCCGGAAAAAACATAGCCAAACGCGCTATCCTGAAGCAGCAATTAATGATTGCATTCCAGTGGATGCAAGCGCAAAGGCAGCAAACCACACAGGACGCCAAGCCTCAATCCGATACAAAGATGACCGATGACGATATAAAGGCATTGGGAGAGGGTTTGTCATTGGCGATATACGTTGCGCCTGGCGTTGATATTGAACGTATTCTCGGTGAGTTTGCAGAGCTGCTTATACAAGGTGCATGCAGTGTTGAGGGCGAGAAAGACCTGACGCGATCATTGTTCGAAAAGATACCGCTCGATGACGTAGACGCAATGCTGGGTCAATACCTCGCAAATTTTATTATGCCTTTCTGATGCCTGACTCGCCTGTCGAGTTCAGGAGGGCGTTGTTGGCAGCATGTAAGTTCATAGGCGGCAGTGTAGACTTTATCCAGTACCACGACGTACTGCCAATCACATACGCCTACGATTTGATCAAAGACGCTGAACACTTGGCGAACAAACTAAACGCGGCGAGTAAAAGTGGCTAATTTCAATTCGGTATACAACTTCATCGCATCGGACAAGTTCTCGAAGGTGCTGGCTTCGTTTGAGAAATCGAGTGAGGCGGCAGAGCGCAAAGTAAAATCATTACAGGCAGAGGTTGCCAAAACCAGCACAACATTTGACAAGATGCGCCTTGCCGGTGGCAGGATGAAATCTTTGGCTGGCGACTTGAAGTGGTATTCAGCCGCTGCTACGGGCTTTCTCGCTATTGGTTTTAAGGAGTGGACTGATCAGGAGAAGGCGATCGCGAAAGTAAGCAAGACGCTTGCCAACACCGGCAATCGCGCTGGGTTCACATCCAAGCAATTACAAGATGCCGCCGATAAGATGAGCATGGGGTCTCTGTATGAGGCCGATGACATATTGAATCAAGTTACTAACAGGATGTTGACATTCGGCAACATTACCGGCACTACGCTATCCCGTGGACAGCAAGCCGTTGTCGATATGGCGGCGGCAATGGAAATGGATCTCGGTTCGGCATCGCTACTGGTTGGAAAGGCGCTGTCGCGTCCTTCCGTTGGCATGATGGCATTGAAAAAGGCTGGTATTGTTCTTACCGCACAGCAAGAAAACTACATTAAAACGCTTGAGAAATCAGGGCAGAAAGGTCTGGCGCAGGCAAAAATACTCGACCTTCTGGAAGGAAAGTTCAAAGGCCAGGCAAAGGTTATAGCCGACACACAGCCCATGCAGAAGATGAGCCTCGAATTCAAAAACATGGCTGAATCAATGGGGTCTATTATCGCGCCCGTACTGGTTCCGCTGATACACGGCATTACGTGGCTCATGACATCACTGGCAAAGTCTAATCCCGTTATTAAAGGCGTTGCCGGTGTAATCCTGATACTTATGGCTGTCAGTGTGCCGCTGTTGTTCACGCTTAGTGCAATTGCCACTGCATTGCCTATGCTGACGGCTGGATGGCTGGCACTAGGCGGCGCGTTAAAGATTGTGCGGTTTGCAATGTGGGCGCTGACAATGACGCCTGTTGGTGCGATGATGACAGGCATAGCCATAGCCATTGCCGCCGTAATATATGGCATTGTGCAGCTGATCAAGAACTGGGAAAAAGTGAAAGCTACTTTCAAGTCGTGGATGCCTGATAGCTCAGAGCATAAGCTGACACAGGAAGCCATAACGAAAAATCAGAATAGCTTTAATGGCAACATCGATGTAAACGTGAAGTCTGACAAAGGGACCACTGCGAAGGCATCCGGCGCAACGTCCACAAGCGGGGTGACATTCAATCGCGGGAGAACAATGTGACCATAGACTCGCTACTCCGTTCAGGCTCATTCAATGGCGCCAGATTTTTGGTTGTCTCGGCTTCGACTTCTGGCGGTCGCAAAACGATCAAGCATGAATTCCCGAACTCATCAAAGCAGGCTATTGAAGATTTAGGGTTTAAGCCTAAGACGTTCTCGCTGGTTGTGACTACCATTACCGACTTTGCAGACGGCCAGCTGGATCCGCAATCGTATTTCAATAACCGTGACAGGCTCATAACCGCGCTTGACCGTGGCGGCGTCGGCACGCTATCCCATCCGTTTTTCAGCGTAGACCTGCAACTGGTGGCAATGCCGTATACGTTCGATGAGGACACAACCAATCTCGGCGTATGCACGTTCAACCTGACGTTTGAAGTCGATAACAAAAACGTCATACCACAGCCAGACGTTAACTCGCTGTCGAACATTAACAAAGCCGTCAATGTGGCTACTACGCAGGTGTCCGATGACATCGTAGGTGGCTTCGAGGTATCGGATGGCATAAACCTTCGCTCAGCAACCGACACGCTGTCAGAGTTTTTCACCACGGCACGCGATGTTGTGTCTGTTGTTCCCGTTGTCACCAGCAAGATAAACCAATTCAATGCCAGCATTAACAGCTATCAGGCAGACGTCGTTGCGTTGGTGCAGGCCCCGCAATTACTTGCTGACTCACTGATCGACGTAGTGCAATCAACACGAGGCCTATATAACACAGTCGATAGCGCGCTTGACGTTTACCTTGATATGTTCGGGTTTGGCGACAATCTCGATCTGGTAACAGGTAACACATACTCGCGCATACAGCGACGCATCAATCAGAACCTTATGGTGAACGGCATGAAAGCCGCTTACCTGGTGAACGCATACCAAGCCGCAGCGGTCAAGGAATACGCCACGGTGGACGATATTGACGCCGTTAAGGCAACTATCGAATCACAGTATGACTCGCTAATCGATGGTGAAATATCAGGCGATTTGCGCGATGCCATTATGAAGGTTCGCACGCTGACTAATGCTTTCCTGAATGCCGAACGTGTGAGTGCAAAACACTTGCTGGTAGTCAGGACCGCACAACGACCAGTTCGGGCCCTGTGTTTTGCGTATTATGGCGCCGATGATGACGCCGTAACAGACTCGATAGCCGCGCTTAATAATACAGCAGACATATCATTCATTGCCGGTAACATTCAGGTGCTATCCGCATGATGGCATTGGTAGTAGATGGCGTGCCATATACCAATTTCACGGCGATGGCAGTCACACAGAATATCGAAACGTTCGCCGGACAGTTCAGCTTCTCGGCTATCGATGTCAATGGCGCATTCAACGCAAAGTCATACCCGGTAAAGCTGGGCTCACTGTGCAAGGTTACTATTAGTGGCGTTCCAGTGTTAACCGGCTATGTCGAGTCAGTGAACGTCGATACATCCAACACTACGCACTCGGTAACAGTAGCGGGACGCGATGTAACGTGTGACCTCGTAGACTCAACGATGCCAGCCACATTCAGCCCGTCTGCGCAGAACATATCGCTGGTATCGCTTATCAATCAGGTTCAGGCGTTGTTCGGGCTGGCATTGCCGGTGATCAATCAGGTTACAGACCTAGAGGACTTCACATCGTTCGAGATTGTGGCGCCAGATGCCGGTCAAAGCGCGCATGACTACCTTGAGAAGTTCGCACGTAAGAAGCGCGTTATGCTCACAACCAATGGCGCCGGCGCTATTGTGATAACCAGGGCAAGCGGCAATCCGCTCGGCATGTCATTCATTAACCGCAGAAACGACACACGATTACAGAATAACGTGCTGTCCAGCTCTGTCAGTTACGACTATTCGCAGCGGTTCAGCCGGTACATCGTAGGCTCACAAGCCAATATGCAGGGCATGAACGAGGCCGGAGACACAGATAACGAGTCGATAGTGGACGCTCAGGCAGAGGCATCCGACACGTCCATGACACGCAACACCCGGGTTCTGTATCTGGTAGCCGAGAACGTCAGCGATGTCTCCGCACTCAAGGAACGCGCCGAATGGGAAGCGAATATCCGCATGGCACGCAGCCGTCAGTATTCTTGCGTTATTGACACCCATACCGTGCGCACTGGCACGCCGTTATGGTTTAACCGCACTGCCATGGTTATCGATGATAACGCCGCCATCAATGAGACCATGCTCATAAAGTCTGTCACGTTTAAGGAGAACCTGAACGAAGGCATCGAGACTGCCGTTGATTTCGTCGTTGCGAACGCCTATACGCTTGAGCTGGCCGCGCCTGTCAGCACACAGGATGCCAACAGTATCGGCGACCCATTTGGTGGAGCGCAATTAACCGATGAAGAGATTAACCAAACCGCGCAGGAAGCCATCGACAAGAGTGCCGACGATAAGCTAAACGGCAGGACGGGGCGATAATGCGCGAGCTACTCATCAAGCTAATGAACACCATCACGCAGGCGCGTGTGACTCGCGTATCGGCTGACACCGAGCGATACCCTTCGGCTCAAATATCGAGCGGAAAAAAGGTATCTGTCACAACACGATTGCTGCCGTATCCGTTGATCGGCAATCCGACTTCGGACGCGCTTGGCGTAAAATTCAACCTGCAAGGACAGGAGCAAAACTCGGCTACGATATTCCACGACCCTAAGCACAGGCTTAAGGGGTTGCAGGAAGGCGAAGGCGGCATACATAACGCCGCAACCGGCAGCTATATCTTGTTAATGGCAAACGGTGATATCAAGATGGTATCGCTGAACGACCTGATAGCCACCATCACGGCAAACGTTGTGAACACGATCAGCGGCAACATGACCAACGTAGTCACCGGCAATCTAACCGATACCGTAACAGGTAACATCATTCAGACAGCCGCAACTCTGTCTAGTACCATTTCTGGCACTGCCCTGATACAGGCGCCTACGATAAACTTAACAGGGAATACAACTGTAAGCGGCGCATTCGGATGCAATGGCGCTTCAGCTCAGACGGTTTATTCACTTGGTAACGCGGCAACTAATGCCGGTGAGACACAAACACTCGCTAATAACATCCGTCTTGCATTGATTGCAAACGGCATAGGCACAACGTAATGGCTGAATACACAGACGTAGCGCTTAACACCGACGCTGGCTATTACGACATATCGTTCACCGATGGCGACCTGACAAAACTGAAAGGGTATGACACAGCAATATTTATCAGCGTATTCACAGACGCACGGGCAAGCGCAACACAGATAGAAAAACCAGAACTCCGTCGTGGCTGGATTGGCAATCTCGGTAACTCGATAGAGATAGGCTCGCTCAACTGGTTATACGAGCAAGCCCGACTGATTAACAAAACCGCTAACGGTCTGGCAGATACAACACGCACATGCCTGAAATGGCTAGTAGATTTTGAATACGCAACGTCTGTAACTGTAACGCCGATACGGTCCGGCGCTAATACTCTGGACGCTGACATACGCATCGCGCATCCGGACGGAAGCGTGGAAAGCAAACGAGTATCATTATGGGGATTCACGCCTAATGGCTGAGCTAAACCTACCCGCTAACGCGCAGGTATTGAAAGACAGAAACCGCGCCGATATTCAAGAGCAGATACCGGAATCAGATCCGTTTGTCGAAGCAAACTGGGTAACAGCGCTTTCTGACTCGAACGCTAACCGCCAGTATGATTTTTTCCTACAGCTTGCATTGTTACGCGAGCAAATGTTCTGGGACACAGCAACCGGTACATCGCTATCACGATGGGCTAACGTATGGGTCGGACCGCCTAATCCTGCGACACAATCAACGGGAAGCGGATACGCAACCGGCACACTAGGGGCAAGCATAGCCGCTGGTGAGCAACTAACAAGCGCGGACGGCATCACATACGAGCTAACAGCCGAGGCGATAGTGTATGAGGGTTCGACTACTGCGTTAAGCCTGACAAGCACTGGCACTACGGCGACGTTCACCATGCCGAGCGACTACCCGCTTGCCAACAATCTGACAGCGGTAATATCAGGCGCTAATGAGACCGCGTATAACGGCTCGTTTGCTATATCCGTTATTGATGGTAGCTCGTTCTCGTACACGCTGCCGAACTCTACAACATCGCCGGCAACCGGAACTATATCGGTATCAGTAACAGCGGCTTTGATGTCATTGCAGTCTGTTGATTTTGGCGTTGATACTAATCAGGATGCAAACACTACGCTCACGTTTTCAAATACGCTTGCCGGTATTGACAGCACAGCGATGGTTACGCAAGACGGTATCGGCGGCGGTTCAGATATCGAATCACCTACTGACTACCGAGACAGAATGCTTGAAAGAGTGCGCGGATATCTTGCGTTCTTTAGCGTTGATACGATTAAAACATTCATACGCGATAATGTGTCCGGCGTTACTAAGGTTTGGGTATTCACGCCAGACGATGCGCAAGGCGGTGAACCAGGACAGACTATTATCTATTTCATACGCGGCAACGATACCAGCATCATACCGAACGGCGCGGAAGTGCAAGAGGTTAAGGATGTCATGGATGCACAACAGAAGCCTGCGCACATGGCAAGCGCAGATTTGATGGTGAACGCCCCGACTCCGGTTACAGAGGACTTCACATTCAGCGCCATATCGCCTGATACGCCTACTATGAGAACGGCAATATCGGATAACCTGTCGGCATACTTCCTTGATGGCGGCGATGTTGGTGTAGCCGTAACACAGGACCAGTATCGGTCTGTTATCCAGAACACATTTGATACTGAAACCGGCGCGTCTTTAGACACCTTCACGCTAGACTCACCTGCTGGTTCATTGGGCGGCAATCCTGGCGAACTTGTAATACTTGGCGCGGTGAACTTCCCGTGAGTGATTATCTTCCTTTATTTAAATCGCATACCGTAGAGGAGCACGCTCAGTCGCACGCTGACTACATGCCGGAAGGCAAGTTATGGCGCGGCAAGAATATCGTCGATTCAAAGTTGCGTGATCTGTTGCGCGGTTTTGGCGCATCGTCAAAGCGTCAAGAGGAGGCATTGAGTGCTTTTTGGGATGAGGTATTCATTAACACCACAGAGTCGTTTATCAGTGATTTTGAACGCGCGCTTGGCATACCGGACGACTGTTTTGGTATTGCCGACACATTGGCGGGAAGGCAGCGTAATTGCCTGTTGAAAATGGTATCGCTGTACGTTGTGACCGAACAGGATTTTATTGATTTAGCCGATGAGCTGGGATTCACCATAACGATAAGCCGCCCAGTAGAAGATGCTTTTTTTAACTACACATTTGACTTTACATTTATTGATTTAAAAGAATCGCGCTTCACGTGGATTATTAACGGCGAGAATGTATCGCCTACAGGGTTCGACTACACGTTTGATTTTACATTTGAAGATACGGTAAGCGCTGGAATACTTCAGTGCTTATTCCAGAAACTTAAACCTGCAAATACGAGCTTGCAATTCGTTAACGCATAACAGAGGACGCATCACATGTCAGCAACAACCACAGTATATAACGTCGGCGTACAGTTCCCGTATCAGGACGCTAACGGAATGAAGAACGAAAACAACAACGCTATCGTAGCGGCTGGCATGGCGCTTGATACTGGAGACAATACGCAAACGGCACGCGCTATGACTGTTCACGCGGCGGCTGGTGACTATTACACCGATTCAGGAGCGGCGAACGCTTATGTAGCCACTATCGCAGCGGCTGGCGTTGCGTTCTATGCGATACCGTCCGCTGTCGGATACTTTGCCGGTATGCGCGTACGCATTGTCCCATCGAATACCAATACGTCCACAAGCACCATAAACGTGTCCGGACTTGGTGCAAAAAATATATTTAACAATGGAGCCGCGTGTATAGGTGGTGAGCTGCAAG